TATTTATAAAACCCTCTACGTTCTTGGTTGAATTTCTCCCAAGCTTCTAATGTCGAAACGTGGTAAATTAATTTCGGGTGAATGTCCGCCTTTTGGATAGCATCCTCGTTTGAATGCGCCTGAACTATCCTCCAATCTCGAACACCCTCCGATTGGTAAATTAAATAATATGCTTTCAAAACGGTAGGTCGGTTTTCGGTTGTTCCAAACCCTCAAAAACGTCTTTCTTGTAAGGTTCGCTAATCTTGGCACTAAAGAATTTGCCATTTTTACCGTCTTTAACCCATAAGGCTATATCGAAGTCTTCGCCTTTTACGTTTATTTTACCTTTATAATCAGGGTGGTTATCCGCTTTTTTGTCGTTTTTAAATATTGCACCCGTGTTTGTGTTGTCGTAAGTCATAACTTTTTAATTTTAATCTAAATTTACTTTATTTTCTTCTAATATACTAAAGAATTTTTCTCGTATTTCTTGGTAAATTTCCCATTTAGCTTGTGTTAGTTCACCGTGTTTTAATTGCGAACGCATCCACTGGTTAAAGTCCCACAAAGCGCAATGGTAATCCAAACCTTTTAAATGTGGTTCGGCGTCTATATAGTCTTCGAATTCAAGTGTTATTTTCATTTTAGTATCTTTTAAGTTTTTCAATATAAAGCGTTGCATCCATTAACTCTTCTTGTAAGTGGTTAAGCCATTCGCCAAATTCAACATCAAGACGGTCTAAATTAGTTCCGTATTTTGCCTGACCAACTCGGGAACGCTCCCAGTATTTAGCCATTACCGCCATTAAAACGCTATCGTCGTTTTGAATCGGTTCGTTTTCGTGTGTTATATTCATTTTATTATGATTTAATAATTATTTAATTAATTCACATTTTTCACACACTTCAAAAGTATCTCCATTATCTTTCTTATACACCCATTTATATTTATGAATACAAAAAAAGTGCTGGTGAAAAAATGTTTTAATTACTATTAATGTATTTCCTAACATCCTATTCTGATTTAATTATTATTCTTAATTCAATTTCTTTACCATCCATCAATAATTGAATTGCATTTTCTAAATTTTCTTTCAATAAAAAATAATCAACTGCGTTAATTGGTAAACGCGATGTAGTTGTAAAGTATTGTTCGAAATAATTTGTACCATTTTCATAATTATAAAATTCGCTCTGTGTTTTCATCTTATTAACTCGTTAAAATAAGTTCTACAATGCTCTATTCGTGTTTTTATTTGCTCGATAACGTGTTCATCGTAGTTGAATAAATAAGCCTTTACTCTTCGGTCTTCTTGTATATTATCGAAATTGTGAGCAGCCATAACATCTCGAATAGTTTCGTTACTAGGTTCGATTTCGTACTTTGACCACGCTGTCCGTCTGATTTCATCGTCTACAATATTTAAAGGGGTGTTAACTAAACAATAAGCAACCATTCCAAAAGGTTTCCCAGTAAGCCATAAATACCCCTGAACTTGGTAATAATAGTCTTTGTTTGGAAGTTCGTCTTCAAACCACGGGAACGTTAAAGCATTCCAAGAACTTTTAACATCAATTACCATTTTGTCCGTTATAATGTCGGGAGTTCCTTTAATGTAATCGTTTTCAAAATAGTCTTCGTTTTTTGTTACGAAACCCAACTCAAGAACTCGCTCCGTTAATTCAATCGAAGCTTGTTCAACTTCATTCCCCTTATCCGTGTACCTAGAATTAAAGTCCTTTTTAATACCGTATAAATGTTCTAAAGCTAGTTCTTGAATATACGATTTAGTTGTTTGACTTAACACCTCGGATTTACTCCGAGGGTTAGTCATTATTTTACCGATTGCGCTGCATCTTATTTTCATAGTTGGTTAAGTTGATTAATTTGTGATTGTGTTAAACTAAATTTACTCAAGTCTGTCTTTGTAGCAAGTCCGTCTTCAATAGCAGTTAAAGCCTTTTGAAAGCGTTCGTCTGAAATTGTCGGCTTTTGCGTTTTAATAGCCTCAGTTGATAGATTAGCATCGTCGTCGATAGCTTGTAAACTTAATAAACTTTGAAGCGTGTAACGTCTAAAATAAGTAACTGCCGAACCGATTTTTTGAGGGTCTAAAATCTCGGGTAATTTCATACAACTCTCGCAAATTTCACCCGAATCGATATCGATTATTCGACTAAACACATAACCGTCTTCAATTGGTTGTAATAATAAAAGGTTGTTTTCTAAAAGAACTGGTTCAACCTCATCAATTAATGCGTTAATGTCGGCGTAATTGTTCTTAAAGTGTGGATTTTTAGCGTTCTTTGCTACTTTCTTAATTGATTGCTTTGCTTTGTGAAGCTTCTGCAGGAATGTTAAGGCCGCAACCTCAACCGTTGTTTCTTGTTTTTTCATTTTTATTAGATTTGATTGTTTAAAATTATAACATTTTTCCAACTAATTGGTCAAGTCGAACTAAATTTTTTGCGTAATTAACCCAAATATCATTTTCAGGGTAGTAATTTAAAGGAAAACACGCTTTAACCTTTTCGATGTTTTGAACAATTTCGGGGTGTCCGTAACCCTCGTAAGCATTAACCACTGCTTTAATAGCGTGAATCGTTACGGCGTGGTTTCGGTGAAATTCTTTTCCAGCTTCGGCAAGTGACGCACCGCTTAACCACTTCCAAACCATACCAACAGACCTCCACAATACAACTTCTCTTTTTCTAGTGTCGATTAAATCACCCTCAAAAACGAACGGACACGCATTATAAAAGTCTATCATTTCGAACTTAGTGCATTCTGTTAATTTAGCTATTTTTCCCCTGTTGTATTTCATTGCTTTTGGCTTTTAAAATTTGTAAATAAAGTTGTAAGTTAAATGAACCACCTTTGTCTCCCTCGTGTTTTTTACGTGTCCAGTATTCAATTATTGTGTTTAAATCTATATACATTAGAATCCGTATTTAAGTGAATAATATTTGTCTTTCCAACTATCGTCGTCTTCTTCTCCGTAATACTCTTCGAAATGGTCTTTTAAGCGTTCGTTAATTTCTTCGTGAACCCATTCGATAAAGTCTAAGTCGAAGCCGTGGCTTTCTAAAGCGGTTGATGGTATTTCAACTGTATCGTGATTGTCGTTAACATAAGAAAACTTCATTGAATTGTAAATGCAACAAAAGTTTTGGTATTGAAAGTCGACACGGTAGTCAGTACCGTTAAGCGTGAACTCAACGCATTCTAAATCTAAATAGATGTATAAGTTTAAATTTTTCATTTTTCTTGTTTTTAAAGTGATTCAATAATTCCGATAATTAATCCTAGTAAATAAACTGCAAGTGCAAATTTTAAAAAGTCTTTCATAATTCTTGTTTTTATTGTTTTGTGCCTTATTGACCTTACAAATGTACACAACTTTTTTAAATGTAAATAACTTTAGTGAACTTTTTTTTTAATTTTTTTCAATTATTTTCTAAAACTCAATAAAATCAAGGGTTTCCGAATGAAAATTTTTTTCATAAAAAAAGAGGTGCTAATTAAAACACCCCTTTCTGAATCAAACCTAACCTACTTAAAAACAAGAATAGGCTAATTTAAGAAATATTTTTTTCTTTTATTTTATGTGTCAATAAGTCTTGGTAGCATTTATGCGAAATGGTGAACTTTTCAGGACAACCATCTTTGCAATACATTTGATAACGTAACGTCCCCATTTTAGTAGTGTATCTTTTATGTAAATTTATATTATAACTTGAACACGTTGGACACGAATATTTTTCTTCGCCAAATAATACCCCGTAATGGGTCGTGTTTTGAACGTAAGGCTGTAATTTATTAAATACCTTTTCAAGAATTATCACGTCTTGTTTACAATATTCAACCATCAACTCCAAAGCATCAGCATCTTTGTCTAAAATTATTTTTTTCCAAGTATTAAAACCGCCGTTATCTTTCTTTTGACCCTCGCCGAATAATTTAGCTAAGTAATCCAATTTATTAGAATTAAAATAGAAGCCGTTTTTAGCGTGTTTAAGCGTGTCAATTGATACGTAATAGGGTAACATATCAACGCCCTGCAATAAAGCCCGTGTACGTAGCCATTTGGTATCGAAATTATTTGAGTTATGTCCGATTATTTCGTGCGCTGAATTCATTACCTTAATGAAGTCTTTTAATAGCTTCTTATCGTCTTGTTTTTTGTCCCAAGTTAACGAATGAATTTCGTCTTTACCCTCCCACTTCCAACATACACAAATAATTTTCCTTTCTTCGATAATGTTGTCGGGGTCGATGTTTAATTTGTAACCACTTCGCCAACTAAAAACAATATTTGGACTGACTTCAATGTCAAAGAATAAGCGTTTACGCATAAAAAAGGTTTAGGTAAATAAAAAAAGCGGTTGTTATTCCGCTTCGAATTCGTCTACTATTACGAAACTCCAAATAAACTGAGGTTTCATTAAGTTTAGAATCTTAACAAAGTCAGGCGTATTATTAAACACTAAACAACCCTCAGACCAACCGCCGATGTTTTCAACTATTCTAGTAGATTTTAAATCGTGGGTTGCAGCGTGAAAATTAAAACCTCGAATGTCCGTTTTTATTTCGGTTGTTGGGTTCGTTTTTCCGTCAGTTGTAAAGTCCCTACGATAAGGAAATCCTTTTCTTTGAACTCCAGCAGGTGTTTTCCCTCGGTGCAACCCTAAATAATACCCGTCGTAGTTCCAAACGTTAGCCTCAACAACTCCAGTCCCTTTGTGTCCTTTATTCGTGGTGCAAGTTGTAACCATTACGAATTTAGAACCTTTAAAGATGTAACATTTATCGTCAAACTTGTCGGCAGCATCTTCGTTTGAGCGCACAAATAACGCCCAGTAATTAGACGGTATTTTTTCAAAAGTCTCCAAGCTTTTAACCTTGTCTAGTAACTGCGCATCGGTGTATTTTCTTACATTGTTCATAAACCTATTTTTTTATTGGTTTTTAAAAGTATTATAATAAGGGCAACAAGCCCAAGAATAACGGCTAAAAACTTCATTACGCTAGACCAACTGGTCTTTTTTTCAGCTTGTATTTCTTTACGTTCAGTTTTTGCGTCTTGTTTCAATTTAACCCTATCCGTTTTAGCGTCTTGTTGAATTTGCTCCTTTATTATTTTATATTCAGTTTTAGTTTGATATCGTGTTTTTGGAACGTAAACCGTATTATTTTGAACGATAGTGTCACGGTAATTGTAAAAGTATTCTTTGAAACCGTCTTTTATTATTGAATCTTTGAAATAAATTCTTACGGTGTCAATTCGTGTTTCAATCTTTGCACCTTTTTTTATAGCCTTGTTGATGTGATAGGACGCCGAACAACCATAGAATAATAAAAATAAAGCCGTTAATAAACAAGCTAAAATAAACCCTAAAAGTTTCTCAAGATTAATCATTCTTGAAGTTCTTTTTTAACGTCCTTAACTTTTCGAACCGTATTAATTACCTTTTCTAAAAACGAATAACCTTTAACCGCCTTGAAACTTTCGTCCATTGATTTAACCTCAATTGAAATCAAAACCAACGCTAACAATTTAGTACTTAAGAAATCAACTGCAACAACCGTTTGAGTTAGGTCGTTTAAAATGTAAAAGTCAGTGCAATAAGTTATAATAACCGCAAAGCAATAAGTAATTAACTTTGGTACAAAGCCGTGACGTAGCTTTTTAGATTGAATTGAAACGTTTGTATTGTATGCCCTCCAAAGTCCAAACAAAGTGTCTATAATAGTCGACAAAGCAACTAATAAAACGATGTATTTAATCGGACTTAAAAATATTAATAACGCTTTAAAAAGTCCTGAAATATAACTTGCTATTTTCACAAAATTAAAATTTGATTAGTGAATCCAGTGTCTTCTTTTTTAGCAGGTTTAATGTCGCTATCCTTATTCAAGTTCGAAATGAATTCAGGAAACAAATCTTTGTTTTCTTTTAAGTATTTAAACAACCTAGCTTCGTAAAAACTTGCCTTTTGTGCGTAATGTTCCATTGAAAAAACAACTTCGTTTTGTGTCACTTGGCTTGAATAATCCCCGAATTGTTGTTGAATACCTTTGTTTTTAAGTTGGTAGCTTAACCCGAAAACGGCATCTTCAGCACTTCGCCACGCAACAACGGGTTGAATATAGGTAACAAGTGTTTCTTCGTCGTTGTTTAACGTTTGCGCATTGTAACCCGTTAACATATAATTGTAAAAGTACGTCCCAAGAATCGGTTGCACCCTCATATCGCTTTGAGTCTTAATATAAGGAACAACGTCGTTGACATCAACATTAGCCGTGATAGGTGTTTGCGTCTTTAAATAGTTTTCAGTTATAAAGTAAATCATTGCGCAGGTGTTTGATTATTAGAATCTCCGTTTTCAATCGGAGGCAAAGAAGCCATTGCACGAATTTCGTTAACGGTCATATTTTCCAAAACTTTAACCGCTAATTCTGGTCGCATTGTACTCAAAGCGTCGTTTATTGCAGCTACATTTTCGTCTATTTCTACAATAGTTTCGTTTACTATTTGGAAGTTGTTTATTGAAAGCGTTGCTTTAACTTGGCAAATTTCCATTAAGTCGTTGAATATTTCTTCAATAATACCTCGTAAAGGAATAATCGTGTTTTTTTCAAATATTATATAAGCTTGTTTAATGTCACTTCCAGAACCAAGTTTTCCGCTAACTCGAATTCCCATTAATATAGGGTCGATAATATGCGCTTGACAAATTTTTGAATCAATGCTTTCGGTAGTGTTTTGAAATAAATTGTCGTTTGAATTCGTTGGTATGGATTCGATTTTTGGTAGGCTTTCCGCATTATTCGCAAAGAATGCAATTGCTTTCCCGCCATTTTGCGCACCTTTAGCCTTGTCAATCGTGTTTTTAATAGCAACCTTTTCTTCTTCGCTTTGTGGTTTCTTAGGAAACATCATTGCGAAACTTGGGAAAATACTATTTATAATATTAGATTTCTGCAAATAACTCATTTCGCCATCCAAAAACGCCCAATTCATAGCTGAACTATACTGCGGTAAAGGGTAAACGTCTTGTCCTACCGAGTGCGATTCCCAAACATATAAGCATTCTCTTTGATTTGTTCCCCATCGATAAGGTTTAACCGTTTTAATATCTATTTGACTATTCCAGTCATCGCAAATAAAGTAATTTTCTCCGTATTTGTCACGTCTTACCTTTTCCGCTCCGATGTGTTTAATCTTAATTACGTCCCCAATTTGGTTAAAGCATAAATAAAAATAAACGCGGTTATGAATTATAACGTCTTTCGTTACAACTGGAACCATTTTTTTAAGGTTCACTCGCTTATCAAAAGTGTACACATCTACTTTCTCCATTGCCGTTGCATCCTTTGAAATCGTCAACTCAAAGCCACCACCCACCGCAGCGTTAGTTTTGTAGTCTACAATTGCACCGTGTAAAGGCGAAGTAAAATACATTTGATTTAAAAGTTGTGGGTAAAGGTTGTCCGAACCAAATCGAATGTAACCATTTACTTGTTGTCTAGGGTTTACGTATGGTAAACTTAGATTACCCTCACCAACCTTTAAAAAAGGTGTTGAAAACGCTTGGTAATTGTTGCCCTCAACAACTTGAACGCTTTCTTTTTTTCCTATTTCGAATCCG